CCCTGCTTCTGGAGACTGCTGCGAGGGCTTGCTCCCTGGTTCTTCGCAGAGAACCTTTCCCCCCGATTGTGAATACTCTTGAATTGTTTTCTAGCGGTCAGACCGATCGCATTGTCGGCTGCACGCCCAACAGCATAAGCCCCTTTCTTGATCGATCCGACTACGCCTTCACCACGCCTACGAGCTTCACCAACGGCATTTCCGATCGCATTTCTCGCAGCATTCGCTGCGTTCTCAGCTCTGCCAAGAAGCGTCTTCTTGTAGCGATTATACGCTACCTGACTCTGCTTCTGGAGACTGCTGCGAGGGCTTGCTCCCTGGTTCTTCGCAGAGAACCTTTCAGCCCGATTGTGAATACTCTTGAACTGTTTTCTAGCGGTCAGACCGATCGCATTGTCGGCTGCACGCTTCACGTTAGAGACTGCTTTGCCTGCTCTTGCCGCCAGAAGTTCCGCCTGGTTATAAATATACCTAAACCCGCCACCGGGGGTAGGAAGCTTAGCAAGGTATTTATGCGCTCCGCTTCTGACGTTGCCCCAAAGACTATGCTCAAGGTAATCACTATCGTCACCCTGGCGTCTTACATAATATCCACTCATGTCAACTCTCCTTACTCAAACGCATCCTTATTCAGCTTATACGCGACCCATGCATCCATAAGCGCGGCTACGTTATCAATCTTCTGCTCGTAACGCTTCTTCAAAAGCTTACGATTACCATTTGTATCTTCTATTGTGATGCAGTTTCCCATGGTGAACGTCATAAGTTCCTCGTCGAACAGTAGCTTTCTATCTTCACTCAAAGCTTTAAGTTCACCTAAAGGTACGCTTTCTGTCTTAGCGCCCTGAATTACTTTTTCGACCCCAAACTGGCCATTCTCACTGCACCATTTCTCTATGAACTCTCGAGCATTGTATGGGTCGTATCCGACGCATCTTACGTCGTAGGATGCCGGACCATTTATGTACGCATCCAAATTTTCGTAGACTTGCTGCATATCGAGAGTTGTGCCCGGCATAACAATAAGGCTTCCTTCTTCTAGGAATTCGTCATACTTTAGACGCATTGCCGATGGCAATTTCATCAGAGTTCTCTCTGAAATATAGCTCCGTGTCTTAACACCGAAGTAATCACTGCCGAGCGGGAACAGGAAGGTAAATGCACAGAAGTCGTCGCCCTGGGAAAGGTCGCATCCCATAGAGCAGGGCATCTGCCAATACTCTCGCTTCTTGTGCGGGAGAGTTTCTTCATATGTGAAGAAGTACGTGTATCCTTCCATAGGTATTCCAAACCTTTTTGCTAAAATATCGTTCCGCGTTGCTGGTGCGTTTTCAGCTCGGTCTACGTCAAGCTGATAAACTTCGTAAGACACCGTCTTGCCAAGGTTTGGATTTGCTTTGATCCATGTTGACGGATCGTTTACTTCCTTTATATCGTCCAGGCGATAGTAAAAGATTGAAACATGCGGGTTGATATACTTCCCTTTGAGGATGTCTAGAAGCTCCATCTTAATGGTGTCTCCGACAGAATTACGAACCGTACCCTCAGAGCTAGTAGCAATGATTAAGTAGTCGTCGTTCTTCGAAGCACCCTGCTCAATCGCGCCGATGACGTCTTCTCGAACGTCCCCCGAAAGCCACTCATCAACGGTGTTGATTCTCGACCTAAGTCCCTGCAGTTTGTCAGTAGACATTGGGCGAATCTCCAGGAGTGACCCAGTTAAGAAGTTCTCAATTCCCTTCTTTGTCGAAGCCAGTTTCACACGATTGGCTTTTGCGCCGGTTGTGTTATTAATCGAACCCTCGGTGAGGAACTTAAAGAATGCGCCAAGGGATCTAGCTATTGCCGTTCGTAATGGCGACATTACTTCATCGGCCTGCCTCATTGTTGGGGCGGTAGTGATTTGGTGTGTAGTACTCGAATCGACGGTGAGAAAATATCCCTGGATTGCCGCATCGTACATGGACTTGGCGGCGCCTCTTGCCACAATCAAGTACTGTTTAGTCGTTAGACGCTTCAACACTCGCCGATTTACATAATGACCGCCACGACGATTCTCAAACGGCTCATATACACTACGTTCAACGTAGTAATACCAGCCAAAGACCTGTTCGCCCCATAACTTGAATGAATCGAGCATCACAAACGGTGACCCATCAGTCAGCGTAAGCTCGTTCTCACAGAATCGGATCCAGCCTTCTACAGCTTCGTCATCGTAGTAGATCCCTGGATTTGCGATGAGATCGTCAATTCGATTCATCTCCATTGAGATTTCCTGGCAGACTGGAATTTCCCCACGCAAAACCTTCTCACGAAACTGGCCGTAATAAATCGGTGTTGCCGTGTTTGATAGCATCTAAGTAGACTCCTTTACCCGGATCTCTTCTTTCGTTGCTGCTCTGCCCAGTAATCCCAAGCGTCATCGACACTACTATCTCTGCTGACACGACCGACATCAGTCATGCTAGACCGCCCTTCGTTGATCCATCCGCCTCTATCGGTATCACGACGGGTACTCGTCGCTCGCTCATTTGCATACCGGTTTCCGATACCGGCTAGTGTGTCTTCATACCGCCGCTGGTCCTGCTTACCTTTAAAGAAGTCATACGCGTCATCCTTAGCAGTTCGGTTATCCGTACGACCTTCGTCTCGGAACAGCCGTTCGCGAGCATTAAACAAATTAGACCGCGAGTCGCTCACTTTAGTTCCTCCGGCGTATGAGTCTCGCAGCTTATCGATAGTGTCATTAACGGCTTTCTTGGCTTCATTAGTATAGTAAAGCTCGAAGTCACTCGGACCCTTTTTCGAGTTGCTATCGGCTTTCGGACTACTATCGCTCTTAGGTTTGCTGTCCTTCTCAGTAGGCCTCAGCGCATCAGCCTGCCTCTGGGTCCTCTCCAGCTCGGCAGCCAGTTTGGAAAGCCTAAGCTTAGACTCCCTGTCCATGCCGAGTCCTTTTCGGATCTTCTGTACGCCATTGACCACATCGCCGATCGTGTCGGCAGTATCAGCGACCTTCCGCATAAAGGACTTCTTGGCAGGATGCAGCTGCCCGTAATTACTACTCATGTTTCTCTGTAGTGACAAACGAGCATCGGCCTCTCTCAGCTGGTCGATAGTAAGCTCGTCCATGTACTTACTAAGAGTCTTAAAGTCGCCGGTTTTGATAGCGCGATTCTTCTCTTCTTCGGAACGGGTTTCAACTTTCTTTTCGTGCTTCTTCTTAAGTTTCGCTGCTGTCTTGCTAAGATTCTTCTTAGCTTTGACAATACTGGCTTTCGCTTTCTTTCCGACAGCACGGATTGAATCTACCGTGCTGCTGCCACTGCCAGCCTTCCTATGTTTCCGCCCTTTGGCGGTCAGGGACCCGTCTTTGTTCTGGTATCGGCGAACTCCCCATTTCATTCCTATGACACCATGATGCTCTAGATATTCCATATCAGCATAGGTGCCCCACAGTTCATCCATTTGAATCTCACCTCCTAAGAACTAAGAGGCTCAATTCACCTCTGCGTCTTCAAGCTTCTTGTAGTTTGCCGAACTAATTCCCAGCAATGCACCAAGGAACGTATCGACTGCAGCGATCGTGCCCACCACTTCCGTAGCAAAGGGCAAACCCCAGATCTTCGACAGAGCGAAGTAGAGAGTGCCTACTGCCGGCAGAAGAATCTGAGCAATCCATTTAAGAATGTCATAAGTCTTGTTACTCAGCTTCATACAGGAACTCCTTTCTTTTAATTTCTATATCTGCAGCTTCGGCAGTTTCTTCGGATACCACTGGCAGCTGCTGACATGCGTCATAGCCGATCTTGCAATCTCCATTTCCGCCCATGTCTCTATAGGGGCTGTAGAGGAATTCGAGATTGCGCTTCTCTTTAAGCGTGATAGATCCTCTTCGAACAAATCTATCTGTCAGATAGATTAAGCGGTCATGGCCTAAGCCGATCAGCATCCTGCTCTGCGCAGATGTGTTTGCGGCTTCTAGCTCTTTCTTCTTATCGTGCCTCTGAAGAAGGTAGATAATCAGTGACATGACCCCCGAAGAGGTTACCGCAGATACAATTGCTGTAATTAACATCTGCGTCTCAGGATTCATATGTACCTCCATAAAAAGAGAGAGGCAGCATCGCTGCTACCCCTCTCCGAGTCCTATTAGTTACTTCTATTTCTGAGCCGATCGATTTCCTTACGGATTTCCTCACGCTCATACTGTGACTGCGCATCGTCATAGGCCGTCTCAAGCTTGGCGATCATCTTGTCGTTGATGCTGTGTGAGCTGTAGCCCATATCGCGCGACACATACCGGCCTGTAACAGGCGACCTAGTCATGGAGTTCATGGAATTCCATCCGTTGGTTCCTCCCCAGGTTCGGAAGGAGTTTCCATCCATGTCAAGTTCGCTGCCACCCTCTCGATACATCTTAATCTTCAGAAGCAGGCACATCGCATCAGTTGCCGCCTTGATCTCAGTGGGAGAAAGCGTGGGCTTCTGGTTAAGTGTACGAAGCTCTCGAGTGACACTCTCTTCGAGGTTCTCAAGAACGTTCATGATGTCTCTCTCCATTCAGATCACCTCCTCAGGTTCCAGATGTAGGAGTAACCGGGGTGTTCGGCGCCTGGACAATGTAAGCCGGAATAGGCGTCGGATTGAGGACCTGCCGCAGATACATCGTCTGGGCATTGTTATCTGCGATAAGCTGAGCAGTCTGGCCAGTCTGGGATGCAGCCAGGTTTGCCATGTTGAGCTGAGTCTGCAGGTTCGCGATCTGGGTCTTGAGGGCCTCATTCTCCTGCTGGC